CCTGCATGAAGATTCCACGAATCTTCATATCCTTTCCACCACCGTCTTTTTCTTCAACGATGTATTCTACTTCTTGTATCTGTTCTGCAATAAGTTTCATATCTTAATACCCCGCCGCAGTAATTTGAGTTCCAAATATTGTTCCGGCACCACGAAGTCCTTCACCAATGTTTAAATGAATGACGATACCAGCGCCACCGCCAACATAGATAGTTCCTACATCAGCAGTATCTCCAACATTACGAACTGTAACTAACCCAGCAGAACCAGTATTAAATACCCACACTGCGGTAGCATCCGTAAAACCAGTTGTAGCAGATAGTGCAGTAGCTGTTCCTTTTACTTGCATAGTTCTTTTCCTAAATTGATAATACTTCTGCTTCAAAGTAGTCCATAAGTTTTTTTGGTGTAACTTTATACTTCTTTGAAACACTATTTATAGTTTTGTCAAAAGTATTTAGGAAATCTGAGGGTTTACTCTCCATTTCCTTAAAAATAGCGTCAACAGCCTCTTTCATCTTAGGGGATAATTTCTTATACTCCTTAGATGTTTTATGCTCGTCCTTTTCTGGTAACTCTTTATAGAGTTCAGAAATCGTCTTACTCACTATCTTCTTCTACCTCTGGAATGTGATGAGTTACAAATGTCTTTGCAACTTCTTGTCTCTTTGTCTCCAACGCATCACCCACTTTTGCTGCAAGAGCAGAATTAAAGTGTGTTTCTGCTGAAAGGTTATCACCGTCACCAATTGCGTTTACAAAGTCTCTTACTGTATCCATCATTTATCTCCTTGTTCTGGATTGTTCTGTGCGAACATACCATCATCTTGACCCATAGGGTCGAGTTCGCCACCAGATTCGTCTTTAATCTGGTTTTCAATTTCTTCAATCTCTTCATCAGACATTCTTAGAACATTCTTTCTCACATATTCTTTAGAGAAGTATGTTCCTACATAACTTTCAATCTGACCCAACATATCAATGCGGTTTTGTAAAAGTTCTGCATTCTTTAGTTCTGTAAAGTGTCCATCTTGCATAAAGTCAAACTGCAAGTGTTCTTTAATTGTCGGCCATTCTTCTTCTGCGATAACACCTTTAAGAATAAGTTGTGTACGAAGCATATCCATAAAGAGGATTGTAAATTTCTTACGAAGTTTCTGTACAAACTTAGTGAACTTTAATTCGTCACGAGTAATGTTATCAGAACGTCCAATAGAGAATGAGTTCTCTGCCTCAAGTCTTGAGATTGGTACGTTCAATGAACGATAAAGTTTTGTCTGGAAGTATTTGATATCATCAATCTCACCCAAGTTAGAACCGCCTGGAAGAGTAGTAATCTCTGTTCCTCTACCACCTTCTCTACGAGGCAACCAGAAATCTTCCAACATGGACATATGATTTCTGTCATCTCTAATCTCACCAGTTCTTGCATCATAAACAAGTTTATTACGATAACGATTCATCACATCTTTGAGGTATGCCTCTGCCTTTACTTTAGGCAAGTTACCAACATCAATGTAGAAGATACGTCTTTCGGGCGCACGAGAGATACGATAGATAACCAACGCATCCTCAATCATACGCAACTGATTAACAGGTTTGATTGCCTTATTAAGATATGATAGGACTGTTCCCTTATGCATATCAACAAGGCCTGAAGGACAATAGGTAATAGAATCAGCAGTGATTTTTACACCACTAGTTGTTCCAGAATTTTGATCTAGTCCTTTATCGTTATATAGATAAAAGTCTTCAATCTTTTTAACAATATCTAGACCAGTTGCCTGATCCTTTTCTTTTCTTTGTTCTCTGACCTTCTTAATTTTACGAGGGTCAATATAACGTAGTTCTTGAATTCCCTTACGAGGAGATTTCTTGTCGATAACCTTGTGATAGTAAATCCTACCATCAACATACCACCTTCTAAAGATGTCATGTCCTTTTGCATTAAAGTCAAGTAGACGCAACACCTCATCGAACTCATCTCTGATTTTCGATTTAATATTTGGTGATAAGTCTAATCTGTCGAGGGAAATAGAAACAGATTGTCCCCTTTCATCAGAGACAATCGCTTCGTTTGCGATATCTTCAATTGCACTATCACACTCTGGTTGTTGTGCAATATCACGATATCTTCTGATTAAGTCTATTTCGTTGCGATCACGACCATCCATATCAAGGATGGAAGCATAATGCCCACCGCCTGATACAATGTCTAAGGTGCCATCATCAGTAGAGGGGGCAGTGAATCCATCACTGCCCTTACTCTGATTCGCCCTTGTGATTCTGAAACCAAAAAGTTCAGCCATACTATAGTTCTCCTAATTTTACCCTACTATTTAGTAGGTTTGTAAAATT